CTATTATGTATTAATTATAGCATTCAACACAATAGTTGACAAGGTATCAAATTACATGTAGACTAACTCTGTGGGGTTTCAAGGTTAGGTTATAGCTAGTTATCTTTAAAGAGTTTCTCTAATGATTTCTTTGCTTCACTAATAGTAGATATATATCCCATTTTTCTATCTAACTTAGTTTTCTTCTCATAATAACTATTTTGCTGCATAGAGAATGTTTGATGCATAGCAATAGTTTCTAAGTCTGTAGATTCACTTAGAGTCATAACATCATCCATATTAATAACAAAGAGTTCTTCCTTACTAGTTTTTATCCAAGGTTCCACTTTATACCCTGAAGTACTTCTAGTTTTAATTCTTTCAATAGTGATAGGATTATCTAAGATTAAAAAACATCTATCATGATCCTGATCATAGTTTATCTTGGCAAAAATCTCTTCACCAGATTTAAGTTTGATAGTGGCATAAAAGTCTTCTTCCATTATTTTATTTGAATAGTGATAATTTCATAATTAAAATTTTCTTCATTATAAATCTTAATTCTTTCAATCAAATGATTGAGTGTGTAGTTTTTTCTTGAATTATAAGTGCAGTCATCCCCTATATCATAGAGAGTTGCTTTTACTTTATCTTTACCTTTTCTGAGAACCCTACCAATGGATTGAAGATTTCTAACTCTGGATTTGGAGGGACTGGCGAAGATGACGTTGTGCAACCGCTTGATGTTAATGCCAGTACTGAAAGTGCCATAACTGGCAACAATAATTGCATTCCTTTCATTTTCTGTAATCTCCCTAATTGATTCTCTTTGTTCAGCATCAACTCCACCATGAACAAAGAATACTTTACGATCAGTGTTGGTAATATTATTTATCTTTTCATAAAGTATCGCACCATGAGTTTCTACTCTACTGTATAGGATAAGAGTATTACCTTTAAGATCTAATGCTAGATTAGTAATAAATTTATTTCTTTGATCATGAGTAATTAAATACTGTATCTCATCTTCATATGTTTCAAACTTCTTAGCAGGATGTTTAAGCACCAGACATTGTATATCTAATTGAGATAGATGTCCTTGCTTCATTAGTTCTTCTGTTTTAGTTACCTTGTATGATGGACCAAACAATCCCTCTAGCACCCACTTATGGGTCTGTGTGCCATCTAATGTACCAGTAAAACCAAATCTATACTTAGCATGTTCTAACTTAGTCATTATATTAACCAATGACTTACTTTTAAATAGATGTGCTTCATCACCTATAATAACATCATAATCTTTAAAGAATGATTTCTCCATTCTAAAGACAGATTGCCATGTAGTAATAGTTACTTCATTGCTATTAGTTACTTCTCTTCCTGAATAGATTCTATGACAATGATTTTTTACATCCCAACCATACTCTTCAAAGTCCTTATACATCTGCTCTACTAATGATGTAGTAGGAACTACTAGTAGTATCTTCTGTCCTTTATGCACATAGTATCTTACTAATGAGTAAATCATTAAAGACTTACCTGATGCAGTAGGACTAACTAACAATCTTCTATTATGTTTTAAACAATCACATACACCTTCTATCTGATAATCTCTTGGTTTAAATTTAGTAATAGATCTAATATAGTCTTTTACACCTTCCTTTGATATTGATTTGTTTACTTCAAAAGGTAATCCATAGTATTCATTATCTTCAAACTTATAACTATAACCATGCCTATTACAAAAGGATACTATCTTATCTAACAGACCCACATATATCTTCTTAGATCTTAAATCAAACAGATGTATCTCACCATTCCAATTCCTTTTTCTATACTGAGGCATGAACTTAGCACCCTCTACCTCAAAGGTAAAGTGATCCCTCAATTCATACTCAATATGAGGTTCTGCATTTACTTTCAAATATACTTCGTTTGACTTTTGTATAATAACGTTAGTCACTTGTACCCATCATGCTATGTGTATTTATGAAGTATTGTCAAGTTCCCGTAAAAAAGATCCCTAAGGATCTTTCGAGTATTACATACTGAACACTAACTAGAGTGTTCGTTTATGAATACTAACTAAATGATTTGAGTATTATGTTTTGAAGACTAACTAGAGTCTTACAGGTTGAATACTAACTAAATTGATTTGAGTATTAGGGGATGAAAACTAATTTAAGTTTTTCCTCTTGAATACTAACTAAAGAATTTGAAGATGATTGAGTATTATAATGTGAAAACTAACAAGAGTTTTGTAACCTGAATACTAAAGAATACCATCCTCGACAATCATCTTACGAATAGCATTCCATGCTCTTTGAAGTTTTTTATCACATTCTTTTCTTAATATTTTAAATTTTTTATACTCATCTAAAGTCATATTAAGACGGATATCAGCTGATTTCATACCAACTCCAGATCCCTCTACAGATTTATCTGGATGTCTATAACCAGATGCTGCAATTCTCCAATGCCATTTATAGTTTGATGCAGCAACTCCTTGATTTTTATGATAAGGTTTACATCCAAAATAGTTAGCAAAAACAAATTTCCAATGGGGAAATCTATTACAGTCTAGTCTTACATGCAAAGATCCATCTGGTTTTAAGAAAGATGCCATGAAAGTATAGATTCTAGTTTTGTTTTCTACAAAAAATTCTCCTTTCTTGTTTTTATTTAATCCAATAAAGTTTAAAAGGTCTTCATCATAGTTTAAATATGAAAAAATAGATGGTTGAACTCCAAATACTGTAGTACCAGGAACATTATATTTTTTAATCCAATCTGTGATTGCATCATTATATTCATATTTTCCAAAACCATACTGAAATCCTCTAGCTTCATTTAAGGTTTCATTTGTATTTTTAATGTATTGATGAATGTGTCCATCATTTTCCTGATAGTCTACCATTCTTGTTGGTTTAAAATGCTTAAGAGTTTTAAATACATTTTTATCCATCTTAAGAAATTTTGCTATTGATATTGTATCAATAGCATCACCCTTATCTTCATAACCTGCAATCATTCTTGCTTTTGGTGTAGAGGAATGGGGAAATAAACGAGTAGTAATATTTTCTGAATGTATATTTCTATCAAATAAAACTAAATCATCATAAGAAAATGGTTGGGCAGTTGTTTGTTTATGAGACTCTCTCATATGTGCATCCTCTCCAACTAAGATGTCACCCTTTTTTAAACCATGTATCTTTAGATTTAGAAAGTCCTCCTTAGAATATTCATGAGGGTTATAAATCCTACCCTCCTTTTTTTCTCCTTTTTGTCTGATTCTTATTTCTTTGCTACTATCAAAGACAAACATAGTTGATTTGCCTATGTCGTATGTAAAAAGATTGTTCATAGTTTTGAGTATTAAGGCATGAACACTAACAAGAGTGTTTCTAATTGAATACTAACGTATTATGATTAGAGTGTCAACGAGTATTATAACATGAAAACTAATAAAAGCTTTATAGAGTGAATACTAACTGAGTATTTTGTAATGAAAACTAACTAGAGTTTTGCAAAGTGAATACTGACTATATGACTGTAGTACTTTAATATACTAAAAATAATATGTCAACCCAATCCAGAATTGAATCTCATAAATTCTATTGCATTCTTTATCTGAAATGTCCTATTCTGAATTACTTTTAAAATACTTTCAAGATACACAAGGATGGTATCATAATAGTCAATCTTCAAATTTGAATTTGAAAGTTTATCATCAGCATCCAAATACTTCTGCATTGTATCCTTATCCCTTATCTTCTTTGGAAAAGGATCATCTATATAAACCTGTGGATCAGACTTACCAGAAAAGTATTCATAACGTTCATGGCGAATATTTTTACGCTGCTGTTCTGCTTTCTTTCTTAAAAGGAATATAGTATTATACAATTCAAAATACTTTGCATGTAGAGAGGGAATATTTAATGACTCATCATGTAGATTATCTCTGTCTATCTGTGCATCTTTCTCCCACATCTCTTGAATAGATTCAAGATCAATACTCATAAAATATTATCATCCAAATCAGTAATGTTGTATATAGTATACTTGAAAGTAACATTGGCTGTCAAGTAGTCTATATCACTATCAGTAGCATCAAAGTCTAGATCTGATAATGATACTGGGAACATATCCAAGAACTTAACTTTAAAGTTTGGTGTATTAGAACTGGACAGAACATTCAATGTTCCATCACATGTATAGTTTAATTCTCCTGCTGGTGCATTTGGATTACTGCTTTGCCATTCATATATCTCTTTCAAACTATCTGGGAAACCAAGTCCTCTTAACCAATGCTGGATCTCTAGATAGTTTTCTAAATCTTCATCTACTAGAAATCTTAAATTTAAATCCTGAAACTGTATCTTATCACCAGGTACAGGAATATCTGTTAGATATGTATTTTGTTCTGTAGTTCCTAAATTTAAACCTGGTATATTTGCTTGGTTTGAAAAGAATACTACCTTAGGAGCACGATTTAAAACAAACTTAAAACCAGTAGGACTTAAGAAGTTCTTATTCTGTACTTGATTTCTAAAACCTGTTGCAGTCATTATTATATACGTTTTAAATATTTAGATAAAAAAAGAGACCCCCTAAGGAGTCTCTTTGAAAAATATAAGCATCTAGCTTACATGATGTTCTTAACTGCAACTCTTCTGTAGTAGCGGTTGCTGTTAACTTGGAGTCTACCAAGTCCCTGAGTAAGTCCTTCAGCAAATGGGTTGGAAACAAGACCATATCTTGTCTTGAAGCCAATCTTAGGCTGGAAGGTGTCCTCACCCACTGCACGAACCATCTGGAGTGGAACGTAAGGGCAATAGAACAGTCCTGCATCATAAGGTGAACCACCTTTATAACCAACAACATAGTACTGGTTGCTGCCTTGAGCAAGACCACTGTTGTTAGCTGCTAAGTTAGCAGAATATGGGTCAATGTATACTCTGTACTTACCTTGGATAGTACCAGCAAATGTGTTACCAGTATCATCAACATTAAGGTTAGCATTAAGAGCAGGTGTATAGTCAAGTACACCAGCCATTGTCAATGCAGAAGCAACGTCTGCAGAGCACATGATAATGTTACCCTTTCCGCGACGTGTTCTCTGTGCGATTCTATTAGCATCTCTTTCTATCTGGAACAGAAGTCCTTTGAACTTCTCAACAGACCACCTACCATTGGAGTCAATGTCTAGGTCAAATACACCAGCACTTGCTGTGTTCTCAACAGCACCCTGTTCAGCAACCTTATAGATTGTTCTAATGACTTCCCTGTTGATTTCAGCAAGGATTTCAGTAGAAAGGATGTTAGCAAGTTCAGCTTCTGCATTCAAGCCATGAATTGCCTTAAGGTCTTGAGCAAGCTCTAGTGAGTACTCAGCCTTGAGGGCTCTTGACTTAGCAGTAACAGTGACCTTCTCAATTGAGAATGCCATCTGGTTGAATGCCTTAGCATCACTAGAACCTAAGTTCTCAGAGTCACCAGTGACCATTCCTTCACCAACATTGTAGCCAACTGAGGAAGCAGTTGATACAGGGTTGAGAACAGAAGGGTTGCTACCAGACTGGTTAGTAGTACCTAAACCAGCTGCTTTATCAGCAAAGCCACTTTCTAGGTTATTTGAGAAGTCCTGGCCAGAGAAGGCTGTATTTACTTCATCATAGAATGCTTCATCTCCACCCATTGCGTTATACTTAGAACGCATTGCGAAGATTAGTCCAGTAGGACCAGACATTGGTTGAACACCAGCTAGGTCATATGCGACCAAGTTAGGCATTGAACGTCTAATCAATGAGATTAGAACTGGGTCGAAACCAGCTTGATGACCAGCAGCATTAGCACTACCACCAAAACCACCTGAATTACCAGCAGTGTTTGCATGGTTAGTAGGAGTTTCAGTTAGGGTTGAACCTGACTGGAATGATTGCTCGTCTCTTAAAAATTTTTCTTGGTTTTCTAACAGGACAGCTGTGACCGCTTTACGATGAGGATCTTTGATCTCATCAACTCCCTCTGCATTAAGCAAAGGAGCCCACTTTTCCTGCAGATGTTCAGCATTGAACATTTGCTTTTACCTCTTGTTTGTGTTTGATTAAAATACTATAGTCATTTCTTAGCAACAGCTTGCAATGTCTTAAGATAGCCAGCCATTGAACCAGAAACATCTCCCTGGCTATGATCTACTGTCTCAGAAATTGTCTCTCCTGTTGCTTTTGGAGTATTACCTGGGAAATAAGATTCCTTTAATGTCTCCAACTTGTCACGATATTGACCTTCACTTTCAAACTCTACACTTTCGGAAAGTGAGGCGAGCTTTTCTTTCTGAGTAGCAGCAAGGCCATCAGAAACTTGATCCAAAATTCCACTAGCAACTGACTCACCGAGTCTGCCATTAAGTGTAATATTCTTCTCTATTTGCTCGTTGAGCTTGGTCTCCATGTCATCTAGTTTTTCTACCATGCTTTCTAGCACATCATATTTATCATCAGGGATTTGTACATAATGTTCTTCAAAAAGACTCTTCATTCCACCAAGGAATGATTCAGTCAATTCTGTTTTGAGTCCATGCTCAATAGCAAGTTCGTTTTCAACGAACCACTCTTCTGAGACATACTCAAGATAAGCATCAACTCTTTCTGCCAATTCAGACTTAGTTGATTCTATCTCTTCTACAAGCTTCTCATCAAATTTAGCTTGCATGTCCT